ATCATTCCACAATTGAAACGCGGGATAGACGGTTCATCCGTTGTCTGCACCTCAGAAAGTTGTGGCGAATTGATTGGCAATGTTGGCTTGTCGTTAAAAGCTTTCCACTCATGAGTGGAAAGCGGCGTTCTGTTCGCTGCACCATTGTTATAACCAGCCTGTGTGTACAAATTAATTTTGAACGGAGGTGGGATCGTGCGATCCGCAGTATCTGGATTAGAGCAAGGCCCATACGTGGGCGGCGAGGTAGTACTGTCAAGGATTGGGTATTTGGCCTTAACAAACGTATCCATGCCAGGGTACGTTGCCCAGCGGCCATACGGCTTAAACGACAATAGCATTTGCTCTAACTGCGTCACACCATCCTGCGTGTTATAGTTCGACGCAATCAGCAACAAACCACCTAATTCAAAGCGGCGAGGTGCAATCGGGCTGGTCCATTTAATTGTGTCGTCAACCTGATAGACAGCCACGTCACCAATCTCAGCAGCCATTTCGGCGTCTTGAAACACCCAGTCATCCTGCCGGTTAACTTCTTTGAATGTTGCAATACCCACAACGACAGGGGCGGTCGGATTAGTCCAGTCAACAAGTTCAATAATAGTAGGCGTGGCGGAACGAATCGGGGGTGCTTTCGGCCCCGTACCAGATGCCAGAAGACGAGGCGCTTTAGTACCCGTTCCAGATGCGAACGCATAGCCTGTGCTCGGCAATCCTGTGGGGTTCCCGGACAAAACAAAATCACAACCGGAGCCCGTGATACCAAGTGTACCTTGCACCCAATACCCATTTCCCTCCAAGCGCAAAACAGATGCGCCTGTCGAAAGATCAATAGCAGTATGAATAGTCGTATTAGAAAGCTTACCAAGTCCTGTAATATTGCCAGAGGAAATAGTAAGAGGCCCGGACGACTTCATGTTCAGAAATTCGGTGCCGGTTGTAGCCGGGTTGGTCGCAGCGCTATTTGCACCTCTAAAGCAACGTAATGTGCGAACCGACCCTAGCGCATTTTGCAACTTATTAGCCCAATCTAGCTTAGTAGTTGCGCTGTCAAGAATTGCCTTAAGATTAGTGCTGTATGTGAGCATTGTTACCCTCGTTTTGTCTATTGTCTGATACGCAGATCATTCGTTAGCAATATCAATGTACACAGTACGTTCATCTGTGCGAGCAGGTGTTGTGTTTGTCACGATTTTGCAAGCGACCGTAGAGGGCACTCCAATTGTTCCTCCCGATACAAATATTGTCGCAGTTGTGTTGCCGTGGAATACGTCGGCATTATCTACACCAACCGCTGTAAACGTAACATCCGAGATAATTGCCGCGCCGATGTCCGTGAGCCAATCTGACCAATCGAATGTAATGTCAATTGTTGCATCAGGGTCTTTCAAACCCCTTGGCTTTTTAGAGTCAGTAAGGTTCCACCACTTGCTGCCTGTGAAAACAGGTGCCGTGGATTGTACAAAGATTGTTCTCGCCGCGCTAGGCGTGAAGTTGGGAGCAACCTGCGTAGATGTGAGTGTACCTGCAACAGTACTTACCGAAGAAATCGAAGACGCTAGCAAGATGGAGTTCACAAACCCACTTGCAGATACAGTTGATACAGCGTGCAACGAAGCTTGTAGACTAACGCCAGTTGAAAGATTGCTTGTTACTGTTGATGTGGCTGCAAGTGCGGCAACCAACCTAATCGACGTACTAAGCGAAGCTGTTGCGGTAGACGAGGCGGCGATGGAGCAGGACAATGGAGCAGATGCAACATTAGTGACTCCACTCATACTTACCGCATCCAAGCTCACAGCATTAAATGCTAACATTTACAACCTCCTATTTTCGCAAAAGCCGTCTTAACGTTGGTGCCACACATTGACGAATGACATAATCGTTGCCAATATTGGACAGGTGGATGTGTAGACCGTTGGCGTCCGATGCCCAATATGGGGAAGTTGATAGGGCAGCGTTAGCGTTAAACGTTGCGATTTGGTAGTCAGGAAGATTAAAAGGGCTACCAGCCTGACGCACATCAAACACAGCATCGAACCCCATAGACTTGTAGTTGGCCAGTAAGTAGGCGTTGTAGATATCGATCTGTTGGTTTATGCTTGTCACCAAAGTTTGATCAGATATGGAGTCCATGCGAGGCGGCACAGTGCCGCCAACAATCTTGTTCCACGGGTGCGCGGCGCGGCGGTTCGCATTGTACGTTGTAGCGTCACTAACCGCCTGCATGCCCGTTCGGCCACCCGCTGCGATAGAATTCGTACCCTCCCACGGCCACAGGATATTGTAACTCCCGGCAACAAAAGCACCATCAACGTCAGCAGAACTGTACCCGTCCAGCCCATCCATCTTGCGCCAAGTTTGTCCGCTGATGCCTAGGTTGGTCAGCAGAATTCCTTTATCACTAGTCCACTTCCGCGCTGGGCTTCCACTACCAGCCACAGGTGTCGCGCCACCGTTACCTGAGAATCCAATGGCAGGGGTAGTGGTGGCAACTGGTGACGTGACCGCAAGCAACCACGTCAGGTTGTAGGCACCCCCGACAAATGCCATCATTGAATTACCATCCAGAACAATGTTTGTATTGGTATTGAAGGGTACGCGTGCGACAGACATCAAAGCCGGATGCATTACGACACCCCGCTAGCTGCTGTCAATTGTGCTGCTGCGTTCTCATACACATGAACTTGGAACCACATCTGCGGCGAGCTGCCGTAGTCGTACGAATCAAGATCGGTAAAGCTGGTTGGATTTGCGGCAGGCGCTTTTTGAAGCTTGTGCACTGTTCCTACACGAGTAACACGACAGATATCCCCTGTCGTGAAGTTCGCGCTAAGTGTATTATTCACACCGGCTTTCAGTTTGTAGTACGCGCCGCCAGCTGTAATGAACAGTGCATATACATCGCCGTTGTACCCACTCTGAGTGTTTTGTGCTCTAATGCCGATCACGATGTCACCGGACGCTGTAGGCTTGAACTCAAGATAACCGTCTGCACCTGCTGCCAGCGACTTGGAAACAATCCCACCGTTCGTTGCAGTGCTCAGCGCACTTCCATTACCAGTGTAAGTGTATGGACCAGAGCCAGACTGCGTGATGTTGGTTGTTTGCAGCAAGATTGGGTAATACCCAGCTGCTGCTGGTGTAACAGTGTTAGACGCTGCGGATTGTGGGCCTGTACCCACACTGTTAGATGCAGCGACCTTCGCGTAGTAACCTGTACCATCGGTAAGGCCTGTCACGTTGATTGGGCTGGTTGCGCTGTTATAAGTTCCAACAACTGAATTGTCACTAGATTTATACAATGTCAACACATAATTTGTGATGGTAGCACCTCCGTTGTTTGCAGGGGCGGCGAACGGGAAGCTTGCAGTTGTATCCCCAGCAGTTGCCGTGCTCATAATAGGAGCATCCGGTACAGTGGCCGATGCAGAGGCGGTAAACGTGATGTTAGAGGGTTTTACCAAGCCGGACGTGTCAGAAATGCTGATTGTCTTAGCGCCGCTAGATGCCGCTGTGTAAGTGAACGTGGCAGAAGGGCTTGCTTGAGTCAGTGGGACAGTTGTTGGGTTAAATGTGCCACCGCCGCCTCCATCTGAAGGTGTGATCGTATCTGTACCGGCGAAGCTAGAGCCAACAGGTGCGAGAGCAACTGTGAAGTTAGATGACGCTGTACCGACTGTACCTGTTGTTGGGCCTGTCAAACTAAGAGATGTAGCAGTCGCAGAAACATTGTCCGTAATTGCGAGTGCGGACGGGAATGTCACCATCAAGTTGCCGACAAGGTCACGCACCCCGTTCGTTGCAGGTTGGGTGTACATAACTGTCGAAGTTTCACCGTTAACAAACGATGGGGAGACAGTCAGGTTGATAGTAGAGCCAGAAATATTCACAGACAGTACAGTGTGCCCAGTGACAGTGAACGCACTAGCCGCTGGTGTATAATTGGTATCAAGTGCCTCAGACGCAGTAAGCGTCACAGTTGCAGGGGTTGCATTAGCTACAACAACATTACCTGTCGGAACAGTCGGAGCAACAATGTCTTGTGCAACAGGATTGGCTGCTTGGCTTGCACTCCACCAATATGTATAGCCATCATACCAGAAGAACACTGTGTTAGGCATACCAGACGAATTCAACAGTCCTGCTGAACTACCATGCTCAGTGAAACCGGACATAGTAAGCGTACTAGTGCCATCGAGGATCAGGATATATTCTGCCATGGCCCCACGTACAGCACCTGCCATTGCAGTGAACGTTAGGTTTCCACTCACAGTTTGACGTGGCATATGCACAGTGCCGATTTGTGTCAAAGGGACAGTTGTAGAGAATGCTGCGGGGTACGTGTCGATTGCAACGCGGCGCAAGAAATCGCCCGGAACACTGTTGTACACCGTCGGCATAGCGCCTGCAAAAGTTGCAGCAATTGTACCGCTAGAACTCGAAATAACTTGGTCAATACGAATCTGCGTATTGCTCATGATGGTGCAATACGCGTCCATCCAACTCGATCCGTCATCGAATGCAAATGGCACATTACTATCACCAACTTTAATGGCGGTAGTATCGCTAGAACCATCGGAAATAGCTTGCGCCAGAGTGCGACAATTCGCGAAGGCCGAGCCCATATTGACAAGCGTGCCGGGATTAAGTGTGGTCGAACCGAGGCTACTTGCTGTGACCTTAAGTCTACTTGCAAATTTCATGTAACCCCCTTAGTTATCAACTTGAACCGTCAGAGCCGCAGCTGAAAATGTTGGAGCAGGATCGCCACTGTTTACAGTTTTAGGAGTGGCAAGCGTGCCGTACCAAAGCTCGTTACCACCTGTCAGGGCGTCCATGATGCCGATACCTTGGGCTGTGCCCCAGTTTGCAGTGGGGGCAGGAAACGTGATAGCATTGTTATTAGACGTGGTGCCAGATGCGCCCGAAGAGGCGGTAGTGCTAGTAGCACCTTGTGTACCAGCCCAGTTAGCCAGCGACGAAGTAATAGCAACACGCGCGTACGATCCACCACTCACTTCGACACGGGTAGAACCTGCATCATTGTCTGCCGTGGTAAATAGGGCGATGTAAAGCGTTGTAGGCGGCGTGAAAGTCTGCCCACGGAAGAGAAAGTCCACAATTTTATTTTCGAGGTAGTCTGACATGCCAGCCATGCTATAATTCCTTTAGGTTATTTATCTGTTGTGTTATTATTCACGAATGTAAAGTTCGTACATAATGCAGCCGTCAGTGGACAGCGATGGGTTGTACTGCTTTACAGTGATAATTTTATAAATCTTATCGCCAACTTTAAGAAAGTCTCGATTTGGGGAAAGATGGGGGAGCGGAAGTCCTACATCAGTTTTTTGTGGAGGTTGCACGTACACCTGTTTATCGCCAGTTTGCACAAGAGTATTCTTTTCTGTACCCATACCCTCTTGTTTACGCACGTAGTCGAACACAAGAATGTTGACGGCGTAGTCTTGGAATGTGACGATGTTCTCTGAGGTGGACGTGTCGTACTCTTCTGCAATCGCTACCGAAATGTAGCCTTGCATTCCGTATCGGGACATCATAGTAGCGACTGTTCGGTCTAGAATGTTCATTACGGACTCGGAATTTCAGGGGGTGCAAGATTAGCTACATCGCCGCTGTACGGATCAAATGGACCAATAGCAATTTGATGTAGGCGTTCGTCCGATGTAGGGCGATTCTGCGCATTCGTGAAGTCTTCTTTGAACTGAAGAATGGGATGCAATTCATCTGCACCAGCAACGTATGGAAGTGGGCAAACGCCGTTGAATGCAGGGTCACGGAGTACTAGCAGAAGAAAGTCTTTATACTGACTGTAGACTTGGCTCCCGTACGCTGTTATGACACCCATCTTAGCGTCAGAATCAAAACTCAAAGTTGCAAGAATGTATTGTCCACATAACGTTCGGGCGGCTTTAAAATTGTTATTATATTTATCCAGTGCACTTTGGTAGGTTTCATCATTGAGAATTGGCAAATCTCGCCAGTCACCCAATGCTAACCTCAGTTGACCAATTGTTGTACTAGGGTCGATTATCATTAGCAGTGTTCTCCCACATATCAGGCCAAAAACAATTGTGTTTTTGCATATTGTACTCGGCAGTTGTCACTTCTAAGTTGTCCGCACAGTGAAGCCCACAGACCGATTTGGAAAGTAGAGGAACTTTGTGATCTACATGCCATTCAATACCCGTAAGTTTTGTACGCAGCTTAGCCAAATCATACATCTCGCTGACAAGAAATTTGTCAAACTCTTCGTCAGCCCATTTAGGAGTGGCATTTATTTTGTTAGCTCTCCGTCTAGCGGCTTGCTCGTTACGCTTAGCACGATTTTCTTTTCTCCATTTTCTGGATTTTTCTCTATCTTGTTCGCGATTATCTTCTAACCACTGTTTAGCACTGCTCAGGTGTAGTTCGTACACGTGTCGATACTTGGAATCGGGGTTGTCCCTACCGTCTCTATACCTATCCCGATTAATAGCGTTTGCACAATTCCGGCAAGCGTAAGCTTTAGTCTTTTTACCGTTGAAAGCGTCTAAAGGTTTAATTTCTTCGCATTTTGGACAAAATTTTGTGGTCATGAATACTCCTTGTTATTACTGTATCCTACAAGCGTAGTTGTACAGTAATAACAGCCCTCGTAAGAAGGCCGTTACAGTCAAGATACTAAAGCCCTCCGAAGAGGGCTAAAAATCTTAGTTGCTCGACACAACTTTGATGATCGATGCAGGGCGGGTCGTGAAATACAGGGGAGCCGCTTCCATTTCGAATTCAACGAATTCATCTTTCGGGTCGATATATTGACGCACGAAGATTTCTTGACCCGGTTGATTTGCTTCCGACAGTTTATTCGACGGACCGGCATAACCACGGAACAGGTCGCGGACGCCATCAGCGTATGCGATACCAGTGCTATCAGCGAATGCCAGTTCGGTTCCGCCTGTGGGCAGGTTGAACGTGAAGTCGTACGACACGAACGTGATGCCACGGTGCGTGAAGTGGTCCATGATGCCCCACTGCTCGTACGTCGTCAGGTCATCGCGCAGGGCTTGGTTACCTGCACCATTAGCCATGAAGAACTGATAAGCAGCTTTCATCGAAGCGTGGCTGATAAGCTTGTCAAAGAACGTAGCGTCAACAAGAACCTTAACACCGCCGATTGCACCGCCGTTTTGCACGTTGGTAGCAACTTTCTTTTTCAGTTGGCGGATAACCGAATCAACGTTCGTGGACGAGGTTCCCAGCAGGAAGTCCGACGTATCTTGGCTGATACCAAATTCGCTGTACATGTCAGCCATCGTGGTGCCGTCCGGGGTTTTGAACACACCCTTCAGTGCTTGCAGCTTCATGTACTCTTGGGTTTGGTCCCAAGCGCGGCGCATATCAACCATCTTTTCAGCAGTGGCACGACCATACGTTTCCGAATCGGTCGAACCCGGCACGCGCCAGCCTTGGATGTCTTCGTTGGTGATGCGGTCTTCGTGTTTGAAGTAAGCCAGCTTCAGAGCGAACGTGTCAGCTTTGCGCTCGTGGTTTTCCGTCGATGCTTTGGCACCGCGATTGACTTGCGGCAGCAATGTTACGTTTGCGTAGTCTTTGTCGAAGACGATAGCTGTTTGAGCCGTCGATTTGACCGAGAACAGGTTTTGGCTGTTGATGTAGCCAGCTTGCAGCGGAACTTGCGAAATCGAATCAACGAAATCGGCGTTCTTAAAACTATTGTAATAGTCGCGAATAGTCATGCCCATGTTATAATTCCTTTAGTATTAGACGCCGTTTTGGCTTAGACGCCCGTGCGGACGTGGATGTTTTTAGCACGGAGAGCCGTGTACACAATAGTTTTGTTATTCGAGGAGACAACATCTTTGAACAGCAGACCTGTATCCACAACGCCAGCATGACCGACGCGCAGGACAGTCATCGTGTAATCGCCAGGGGTCAGCGACGGGACATCCAGGCCAGTTTCGATCAGGACAGCGACATCAGCGTTCAGCGTTGCAACATCAGCGTTAGCAACCCATTTGTACTTGCTCGTGCCGTCAAATTGCAGGACAGCGCCGACATCCATCCCAGCAGCCACGGTGACAGTGACAGCACGGCGGCAGACGCCTTTATCCGGCATTTCTTCAAAAGCGAGAACGCCCGAGAGTTTATTGCTACGAGTAGCGAGTTTGGTCATTATTTCGATTCCTTCTTAGCGGTTTTCGTGGGGAGAAATTTGTTAAAATGTTCAACCTTCGGCTCATCGACTTGGGCGTCTGCCTTGGTTTCAACGCCGACTTCTTTAAACAACTCACTATCAGCTTCGGCAGCAGCATTGGTAGCGAAAATTGCGAGGAAGGAGTCAAACTTCTCATCGCTCATATCTTCTGTAGCAGCCAGGAAATCAGCAACCTTTTCGGTGCCCATCTTGGTGACAGCTTTTTCTTGGCGGGCTTTTGCTTTAGCAGCCAGAGCGTCAGCTTTCGCTTGTTCTTCAGCAGCAGCATATGCCGACAGCTTCTCTTCGTACTCAGCTTTCATAGCATCAGCAGCAGCCTTAACCGAAGCCATCTCGGTGGTCAGCGTAGCCAGTTGAGCCAGGACGGCTTCGTGCGCAGCAAGCTCGATAGTTTGAGCCTTGTCTTCTACACTCATCGTTTCTTCCTTTTCTTGTTCAGGCAAATCGCCTGTAGGTTTGACTTCTTGCGAAGCCTCCGGGGTTACAGGCTTGAAGCCCAACTTCTTTTTAAGAGAATCCAGCATGGTTATCCTTTACTGAGCACGTAATCTACAAACTCGGAACGAGTCATAATTTTGTTGACCAAACCAATTGACAAGGCGTCTTGAGCAGAGTACACTCGTGCTTGTGTGTCCTTGAGGTCTTTTGTGGACAATCCTGTGTACTTGGAAACGTGAGCACGGAAAGCATCGCCAAGTTCAGCAACACGCTTCTGCATGTCTTCGAGGAAGCCGTCGCGCCATGAGCCATCGTCTGCGAAAGGAACTTTGTCGCTTCCGTCTGTGACAAATGTACGTTGGATTCCCTCTTTCTCAAGCATCTTGCTATCGTTGTAGAGGCAAATGAGGACACCAATCGAGCCTACGTCGGAGTAAGGGTTGACAACCACTTCATCGCAAGCACAGGCAATAGCATAAGCAGCGGAGCATGCAGAACCGTCTACGTAGCCAAGTAGCGTCACGCCAGCGGCGTTGCACATTGTACGAACCTCGTCTACGGCTTCAAAACAACCGTACGCTTCACCCCCACCGGAGTCGATATCTAGTACAATAGTCTTAGCACCGGATTCGATAAGGTCTTCGGCTTGGTCTAGAAGCATTTCGTAGGAGAAACCTCCGCAAAGCGCTTCCCAGCCTGTAGAACGATATGTAAGAGGGCCGCGAATAGTGATGCAGCCAATACCGTTTACGACTTCGTTTTCGTTATTATCTTCGGAGTCGTCAGGCTCTTGAAAGTCCATCATGCCAGCGTTACGGGCAGACAGATAAGCTTCGATTTCTTGGAAAGCTGCTTTAGAGATGAGATGCGGGCGGTTTCGCAGAGAAGCGGTAAGCCGCAAAAGTTTGTGTTTATTCATACTGCTCCTTATGCGGCGTTTTCATTGTTTCCAGTGCTGCTATCCTTTTTGGTCGGCTTCTTGGCTGTTCCATCGTAGGGCGTTTGCATTCCTTCGCCAGCGTTGCTAGATTCCATTGTGAACTCAAGGTCATCAACCTTCGTATCTTCAGGAAACTCTTCAACACCAATAGCCTTACGAAGACGGTTGATTGTCTTAATATCTTTCACGATCAGACCAATCGAACCAGATCGTTGAATAATCTTACCAAGCTCATCAGCAGACATTTCAGAGATGTCACCCGGAACAAACTTGGGCAGGCGCTCAAGGCTCCAGCCATTCAAGCTAAAAAGCTGCGGGATAAGATCGTTGTTGAGAACGTCAGCAATTTCATTCAGGCGGTGACTCATTGCGAGCGATACGAGATTTGTGTTAGAATCTGCAAGAGAGAACGAACCAAGTTCAGTAACATCTTTGAGAATGTCAACACCCAAGGCAGCGTAAATCTCATCGTGATAACGCTTGATAACATTATCGATATTCGCGCCATTGACGCCCTTCTTTTCCAGAAGGCTGATGTCGAAAAGGTCTTGCTTACTCACCTCGTCAATACGCCGGGGGAAGATAATACCTTTGTTCGTACCTGCCTGAATCGTGTCAAGAAGCTTTTGGCAGGCTGTATAAACAGCCTTCATATCATCTGGCGCGTCCGCTGCCATATATTCTGGCGGAAGGCGCAAGAGAGGGAGTCCGTTGGATTCTTTAGCGATTCCGAGCAGTTCTTGGTCGCGAAGCATGTCAAGCTGCTTCCACGCCTTATATGCGCCCTTCAGAATAGAATTTCCTGTTGGGTCGCCCTTGGTGGCGTCTGCTGTGAACAGAAGGAATTTCTCGCGCTTGATGGGGATAAGGCCGTGTTCATTGGCTTGATCCATAAACATAGCGCCGTTCTCTAAATTGACGATAGATTGCTCACATCCGAGCAGATCGCGACCATCTTCCGAGAAAGTCCAGCGAACGATAGTGTCCTGTCCGCGAGGGGAAAGCTTGCGTAAGCCTACGAGGCCATCATTAAACTTGCTGCCGTTCTTATAGAGGCGACGACGATATACTTTTTCTTCTACAGCGAAGCCGTACGGCATATAAGTAATGACATCAGAAAGAAATGCTGCCCAGCTATGGTCCATGTCGCTCATGCACGACTTTACAAAAGCGGCTCGCTCTTTATCTTGTTCTGTTGCGCCGTCTGGAGGTTGCACATCCCATTTCACGCGGGAGAGCAACATACGATATGTGTTGAATGCGGATGCAATCACTGCATCGTTCATCATCTCCCGGACGGTGCGATAGAAATTAGGCCATTGGAACGCACGTTGGGGATCGTCGATTACTTTCCCCCACACTGTGCGCAGGCCCACGAAGCCACTCTCTCCGAGGGAAATTCTTGGAACGGGCATGCCGTCGTCAGCCGCAAGAGCAGCAGCCGAATTGTCTTTTGGCTTTTTAGCTGCCATTTGTGCTCCTTTTTATTTACTAAAACGAATAGTAACATGTGACAACAATCTTGTCAAATATTGTGCTACTATTCGGATTTTGTGGTATTATAGGGAGGGGATAGGGGAGGGTTGAGTGAAAACTGCCATGGAGAATACCGGCATCACCGTCTGCCTAGCAAGATTGTTGAAGGCGGAACTGGTTGCGTCTACTTGGTCGTCAACATTTTTACGCTCCCCCGAGAAAAAACAAACCTCGTCAAACCAAGCCCTATTCCAGTCGCCTTTTACAATCTTAACGCACTTGTTATTAGCAACACTAGCAAAAGGGTTGAACCTTGTTACTTTATTGCTGTGAGGGTTTACACCTTCTGTGCGAACATTGATTCCGTGAGATGCTAAAAACGTAACATAAAATTTATTGGCAACTTTACCTGCTTGCCCAGGATCGCAAGGAATGATTTGTGTCACATCTAACCCATCGTGAAGTGCTGTTTCCTTAATCCCTTTTAGCACACCGTCGATCTGTTTTTGAAACCTCACAACATCTTCTATGTAGAAGTTGCCAAAAGCATCCTTAGACATAAGAACACCAGCAGTCCAGTCACATTTAAAACTGTTCGCCTCGTTTGGCACAGAGCTTGCTAAGTCCCATGCCCTAAATTTACCCACAGGATTGATTGGAGGATGGTCTACAATTTCAAAAAGGTCTTCTGTGACCATGGAGCTTCCTAGAACCTCAGCATCCCAAGAGCCATAAAGTAGACGCAACTGGTTTACGCGAGGTTGTGAAAGAAGACGACCAACATATCCAGGGTCGGTCTTTAGAAGCGCAGGGTTGTCGTAACAAGTCATCGGGCAAAATTTAAACTTCAAAGCTACGAACTCTTTTCCCCTTTCCAGCCCTTGTCCATAATTCTCATACAACTCTTCTTCGGAATCGGCCCACTTAAAATGCGAATTCTGCACGACAAAATACCGAACTCTGTGCTCAGTCCCCGGAAGAGGTACACCTTCAGAGTCGAGGGAGTAATCCACCACTGCACGGAGCCATGACGCCTTTGACGGGTTACAACTCATCATAAGGCTTTTCTTACCAGTGTATGTTGCGCTACGAAGACGAGATAATACTGCCAAAACTTGATCTTGCTGCCATTCCGCAGCTTCGTCAATAATAAAATGAGTGCGTTCCCAACCTTGAACCTCATACAAATCTTTGGGCATCGCTTTAAAGTCAATTTCTGCGCCATTGGGAAAAACCCAAGTCCTTGCTTGCGCTTTCCACACACCTCCAAAATGCGGGTAGATTTGCTTTGACGAGCTAATAAGGTCTTTCAACATTGGATAAGTGAGACGAAGGATCATCACTTTGGCATGTTTGTCTTGAACAAACTTGGCCGCTTTCACCAACGAAAGAAAACTCTTTCCAGACCCCGCCCCGCCCCCTGTGAGGAAAAGGTCTACCTCTTCTTCCTTTAAAACCAGCCTTTGCTTTTCACTACAAGGCTGGAACGTGGGCTTTTTATCTTTTTTTACACTAGGCACTCTAACATCTCCACTAAGTCTTCTGGCCTCAAACCAAGAAAACACTCGGAGTAACCGTCAAACTTAGTCGGTGGCCTTTCATAATTCTTTCTAAGGTAAGTTAGCACAGCGCGTTCAAGCCTTGCGCACATCTCACCGCCCATTTTAAACTCTCGTACGACACTGAAAGTATCACCGTAAGACGTGCTAATATCTTTAGCTCTGGCTTTTGCAGTCTTATTGGTAATACCGACTTTCACAATATCCTCACATGAGAGTACATATACAACTCCGGTTTTAGTCTGGTCAAACCCTGTTTTAGCACAAGATGGACAGCCCCTACCTCCGAGATGCTTTTCTGGAGACTGTTTAAAAGTCTTATTGCACGCATTGCAGGTAATGTTAATCTTACGTTCCCTTGTTGTATAATCACACAAGTGATAAGTGTATTTCTCTCCATTTACCTGTTTAGCTTCTTCCACAAAAAGTGAAGCCGCCAATGTTCTGGATTTTGACCTTTCTTCGACTGCGCATTTTTTGCAACCTGATGGAGGGCGTCCATTGGAAGAATGCATGTGGTTATCAGGAGAAATTTCAAACACCCCATGCTTATGGCAACGCACTTTCACTTTAGTTTTAACACCTTTAAACTCTACAAGAGCATAGTCGTAGCGCTCGCCGTGAACTTTTTTCATAGCCTCAATAATCTCTTCTTGACTATAGTTCCAAGTGCCTTTAAGAAATTTACCAGTTTTAAGGGCCGTAAGATTAACATTCTTAACTGTACCGTCTTCAAATTCAATCTCAAAACGTGATCCTGCAATCACGGATTTTACTGTTACGGTGTGGCCTTCATGGTTCTTAAAGATGTCCCCAACAGCTACCCTTTCACATTCTTCTTGGTCCGATGCTGTGCCAACTTTAAGTTGGGAGGAGTTTGTCCATTTGAGTTTTCCAGATTCTAGGAATTTTACTTTAATCTTCTTGGCGTGTAAGTAGTCCACCACAACACAAGGCCCACAATGGTTAGAATCAAATATATCGCCAATTTGAACACCATACAATCGAACAGAGTTATCCTTTAACTTTCCGTTCTTGATCTGTGCTGAGTTAGTTTTCTTAATAAAGCCAGTGTTCAAGAATTTTACTGTTATATCAGTGCTGTTGATATACTCTAAAACTTCTACGTTCCCGTAATTTTCTGTAGGTAGAACATCTCCCACATGAATGGATGGTGCGTTATTTCCCATTTCTTTCCTCTGTACTAGGTTAATAAATGTGGCTATCTTAGGAGTACAGCCTAAGAAATGGGAGCTACCCTGTTCGCCACAAAACTGAAACAACAAAAAGCCACACAGCATCCCTGCCGTGCAGCCTCCTTTAGAATTCGGTGAGTGGGCGCCACGCTACCTTGCCCCACTTCTCTAGCGTCCATGCTGACGCCCTCAGCCTCTTGCCCGCTCTCGCGGTTATGCCCAATCGGAGCAAAGTCCCTCTAGGCAAATTTGTTACGAGAATTAGTTGGTTTCCCAACCGATGTCAGCCCTCGTCGGCTTTGGAAACATCGTTGACGACCTCGACTTCAGTGTTGCAACCAGCTTCTTCTTTCACCGACTCATCTTTCTTGCCGAAGATTGCATCGAAATTGCTATAATACTTATCCCAACCAGTTCCACGTGGGCGTGATCCCTTTCCGGCGTCCGCATAGAATGTCTTAGTATCATCACTCATATCTTCTCCTTGTGTTCGTGCCGTCTTTCCGGCTGTCATCAATGAAGGGACACTCATTTATTCCCCGGCTGGGAGTGATCCACGGAACCGTAAGGTTTCTGCACTAGCTTCATCAGCCGTGGTGTTGTAAATGCCGGGCCAGATGCCCACCGCTCCACTGAATTTGTGGGCCAGCGGTCGTTATGGAAGGGAATTCCGCCCTTCTCTTAGCTCTTTCGCAGAGCCTCGTCAACCGTAAGGCTAACAATCCGCAGGTAGCAGGATTCTGGAGCGGAATGCCGGAAATCGAACCGGCTACTGCAACTTGGAAGGATGCTATGTTGCCACTTACACCAATTCCGCTATGTGTGGTGCCGAATAGAGAAATCGAATCCCTGACCTTCACATTACAAGTGTGCTGCTCTACCTGCTGAGCTAATTCGGCAAAATATGGTGTGACGTTGGGTTTCGATCCCTTCCTACGAGTTTCACAGACTCGTGTGCTCCCATTACACTACCGTCACCATTGTTTTCAGGACGCCTCAACTGCCACAAAGCTGATGAGGAGGGGCACCTACCCTGTAGAGGAAGCGTCTTGAAAACGGCCTCTTATGGAAGCCGAATGCCAATTCTGAAAGAGCTAAAGGCATGCTCTATAAGCTGTTCCTTCACTAGCATGCAGAAAGCTTCTAGGAGAGGGTCTTGGCTAATTGGTGCACCTGATGTAGCCGTATTGTCAGTGCGTTCAATCTCAACAAAACCAATTATACACACCTTACCGCTTCTTGTCAAATCTTATTAACGTTACCCATGTCAACAACAGGCACATCCCTAAATTCTGGCGAAATGTTGTCAAAATCCAACGCTGGAGCGTCGTCATCCTCTTGCGCTGTACTACCAGCCCCTACCATGCCCCGCAACTTCACCTCTAGCAGAAGACGCTTCAACTCGTCTTCATTGACATCCTTAGCCGAGTCGGTGTAGAACTTCAGCAGCTTTTCAGCAGCAATCATACGCACACGCTCATCTTGACTATCAAGACCCCTCTCAAGCACTTCGATAGCCTTCTTACTGATCTTCTTAAGATCACGAACAAGTTTGGCAAGCTCATGTGTCTTCTTGAACACAGCTTGCTCTTTAGTTGGTACAAGTTCACCCATGTGAACACCCTCCTTAAAATTCTTAACGAGCAAATCATAGCATTTGTCGCCATTCTTGTCAATTTTAGGGGCTTGACAGACAGAATTGTTGGGTGTACTATCCACATCACTTGCCTGTCGCAAGCAACCAAACAGGAGGATAACAATGCTAAACGATGTTAAAGTGTACTTTCACGAAGATGGTAAACTTGTTAAATACAATGTAGATAGGGTAGATTCTTACAGCGAAGCCATCTCGGTAATTCGCACACAAGTTTATGGCGTACCGCTCACACGCGCAGTGATGGCTCTGGTGAACAAATGAACGATCTTGACCACATCCTGTACGAAGTAGAGCAACAAGAGCGCAACTTTGCAGACTTTGAAGACCTACGCTTTGCAGAAATCTTCCTGACCGACAAGGAAGCAAAAAGTAAGAAAATTGCGCTCCATGTAGGGCGTACCCGTAACAAATCTAAACAACAATCTTAAGGAGAAACAATGAGCGACATCATCTCAACCGAAGTTAAAGAAGGTGCTACCGAGTACAAAACTATCGTCACCCCTAATTTCTACGAAATCGTAAACGAAGTGGTGAGCCACAAAGGGTACGGCTGGGACATCGATCCTGAGCGCCCTCCGTTTTTCAGCTTCATCATGTATGAAGTGTATCTTATCCGCAATGCTAATACGATTGCTAAAGCTAAGCAGCAACTTGAGTCTGCTGAGAGTGGGCGTGATGTGATGACTAAAGAGAAACGTCAAGAAATCATGGCTAAGGCTCGTGCTGCTAAGAAGATTAACAAGGATGTGCAAGATGAAAGTTAAGTTTGCTAACGCTGAGGTGGATGTATGGAAGTTGCGCAAAGGCACTACGTTGATGCTTAGTGGAAGTGGAGATATTGTTCACTTGAAATCTATGGATGCCAACGTTTGTAAAAATGGGCTGAAAGTGTACGGCATTGTTTCTTCACATTACGATGGAGATGACAGGGAATTTTCTTCTGAGTATTATGTCTGGCTCGAACCCCATGATTGACAGAAAGAAAGCCTAGTGCTATATTGGAGTGTCTAACATCGCTGTTGGGCATTCCTATTAACATTTTTACAAGAGGATAATTAATGTCCAACAATGCTAAGCGTTTTACACGAAAGCAAAAGACGGGTGAAAAGCCTGTAGTTGAGGTAGTTGCAGGTGAGGTTGTTGTCCCTGTTCAACAAAATCAACTTACTGTCAAACATGCGAATCCTCGACAGGAAAAACTACTTCAATATTTGCGAGAAGGTCGTCAAGTGGTGTTTGCCATTGGCAGTGCAGGTACTGGCAAATCATTTCTTGCTGCATACCACGGCTCGGAACTTCTGCGAGCCAAGAAGATTGATAAGATTTTTCTTGTTCGTGCTAACGTTTCTACAGGCAAGAGCAACGGGGCATTGCCGGGGACTCTAGAAGAAAAACTGCTCCCGTTCTTCAAACAGACGCTTGAGCATCTTGGCAAGTTTATGGGTAAAGGGTTCCTCGGCTACTGCCTGACGAGCAAGAAAGTGGAGATGCTGAGCGTTGAGCACATCCGTGGCATGAGCATCGAGAACGCGCTTGTCATTGTCGAGGAGAGTCAGAATCTTACGAAGGAAGAACTTGAAGCCATTCTTACTCGTATTGGTGATGGATGTCAGCTTGTACTGACGGGCGACCAGAAACAGAACGACTTGAAGGGTAAGAGCGGGCTGATGGAAACGATTGGGCTAATTGACAAGGCGCTTGGTGATGAGCCTGATTACTTGAGCGACGAAGACCTTCACTGCATGACGAAGAATATTGGCGTTGTTACATTTACACCCGAGGACGTTGTTCGCTCGGGCCTGTGCCGAGCATTCGTCAAGATGTATTACCACAACTAAGGAGTTGACATGTGCAAGGTTGTCAACAAATACAAGGAGCCATACGACGTTTATATAGGGCGAGGAAGTATTTGGGGAAATCCATTTGCAATAAATGAAGCTGTTGGGGATACACGAGAAGTTGTTATTGAGAAATTCAGAACACACTTGTTCCAGCAACTTAAACGAGGGAATATAAAAATCCAGCAGTTGCAAGAGCTTAATGGAAAAACTCTTGGCTGCTTCTGCAAACCAAAAGCCTGCCACGGCGACGTTATTGTCGCTGCCGTCCAGTGGGCTATGAAAGCTAAGGAGTAACACATGTCAGACCTGATGAAGCTGCTCAAACGAGAGATTGAGCCATTTGAAGTGAAAGCTGTGCCCATCAACCAGTGCTACCAGTGTACTATCGATGACGGCTTTGAAGATGTTGGGCAGTTTGCACCTCTTGTGGACTATCTGAACAGCGCTGTAGAGGGAGATGTCGCCTACATTAAGATTTCTACTCCTGGTGGTGCCCTGCACTCCATCATTCCTCTCATCGAGGCTATGAACAACACTGAAGCACACATTGCTATGCATGTAGAGAGCGACACTGCCTCTGCTGGCACAATTCTTATGATGCTTGCTGACGAAGTGTATATCAATCCATACACCACGATTATGATTCACACTGCATCTTATGGATTCTATGGTCATAGCGGCAACATGGAATCGCATGTGGCACACAACACAAAGGGGATTGAAAAGCTTGTGAATGACATCTACAAGGACTTCCTCACCAAAGATGAGATTGCTCGTGTTCTAGATGGTCGTGAAATCTATCTTACGGCAGAGGACTGCGGTATGCGCTTTAAATATCGCCAAGACGTTCGTACTGGCAATGTCCCTGTACCGAAGAAGGTTCGTAAGACTCGTAAGAAACCTGTAGAACAAGCTGTTATCGTCACTCGCGGTGTAGAAGAAGTGTAGTAATTTAGCCTCGCCTTGTGCGGGGCATTTTTATTTGTACAAAGGGCTTGCATTCTTATGAAAGATGGGCTACCATAGATTCGTAAACAAATTTAGGAGGAAGTATGTCGTACGCACCACCAGAGATAGTTTGGGAAAAACCTGATCTGCACAACGACAAATGGCGGTGGGCTATTTGTCAACCTGATGCTCACTGGGGAGAATGGAAAAGCGGAAGTCACTGGAACAAAGAACAAGCTATGAAAGATGCCACAGCGGCGTTGGCTGAGATTGATTACAAGCTATCTAGAGGTCTAATTTGAACTCCACATCCATCAGCCTTCTTAACGGAGGGTATTTCGACTACGAAGCCCCTGAGCGTAGCCGATATAGCATCGAAGACATTGCTCGTGGCTTATCCCACACAGCGCGCTTCTCAGGGCAGACACAGCGTGTTTACACTGTTGCGCAGCATAGCGTCATTGTCAGCAAAGTAGTTCCAGAAGAACACGCCTTGGCGGGGTTGCTTCACGATGCTACTGAGGCATTCATGGCTGACATCCCCAGCCCACTTAAAAAGCTTCTTCCTGGGTATGTAGAGCTAGAAAAGCGGGCAGAGGCAGACCTGTGCAGACGTTTCAATGTAAAGTTCCCCTTTCACCCTTGTATTAAAGAGGCGGATATCAGTGTGTTTGTAGCTGAGCGCAGGGAGATGCAACCTTGTGTACCTATTGGGGAAGAGTATAAGAATGTTGTCCCGTACAACAAAAATATAATTGCATGGGACAGCCACATGAGCTATATTTACTTTATGCGTCGTTTTAAGGAGCTTACGAAATGAACAATTTTAAGGGAACTCGCAAAATGAAACTGGACGATATTATCTATACAATCATCATTGTTATTATTGCCCTGCTCGTCGGCATCGGCCTTCTTCCTGATATGGTGGATGTATGAACTTCTATGTAATGTGGTTTATATGCGGGTATATGATTGGGCAGGTGCTGATTGATTATTATTGCTGAGGAGTCCTATGGAATATCACGATGAAGTATTTAAGCTGATTGTGCTAAAGCGTATTGGCTGTGAACAACCTGTGCCAGAGCATTTGCAAGAGGAGTTTGACAGACGCTGGGCTGAGAGGGAGGAACAGAGAAAGGCTGAGAAGCTTAAAAATGACCCTCTTAGTATCAAGCGATATGATCCAGAAATCGCCAGCAACTTTGACGATCCATATGCTTGTATGGATCAAAGCGAGATTGGGGATTATGTAAAGTATGAAGACTATGTCAAAGTTGTAGAGCATCTTAAGCAAAAGATTTCTCAGGCCTACTAGAGTGGATATAGTTCTGGTGGAGATACGTATTCTTGGAGGTTGTGATGGCTATTATTGGATTTATTGTTCTTATTCTGTTGGGGTTGTTTTTCTTGTTCGCAGCAATCACAGTGTTTATTGTAGGCAGTGCTTTTGGTAGCGGAGGTGAAGCCATTGTTCCAGCAATCTTGGTAGGAATTGTCCTGTGGGCTGCTGTGCATTGGGCGCCGTTTACGATTGCGTTTACAAGCCCGCCCACACATAATGTTGAGGTGGTGCGATGACTAACGACATCACCCGCTACGAGGTGAATCAACACGGGGAGATTCCTCTTTCTTACGGCAGGTATGTTCGGTGGGAGGATTATGAGGATGTTGTGCGGGAGTTGCTGGAGAGGATTGAGAAGTTGGATGCCGAAGTGTTGGATTCAAGAAACTACTACTCGGAAGGATTTGAAGATGGCTGGGAAGCTGCCAAGGAAGAAGAGAGGTGGAAATGATTAAGCGATACGACATCGACATTCCTAACAGTGGCTATATCACAGAGTGTGAGGACGGCGAGTTTGTAAGTGCATATGACCATGATAGAGTTGTTGAGAAGTTGAAGGCTGAGATTGCAGAGGCTTACAACAAAGGATATGACGAGGGCAGGTGGGTAGGATATCACGAACTGAGTCAGGATTTCGGGGTGACAGAAAAATTGGAACAAGTGCCTTACGAGCAATACTATGGGAAAGAATGAGTGACACAGGCTCGCTGACAGGAATGTTGGCGGGCTTTTGTTTGTGTTTAAGTTCAAAAACATGTTGACAACCCGAGCCATACTTTATAAACTACCGTTGTTCACTCATATAAGGAGGTAGTCATGGGAAATAAAGTTATTTGCTACGCAAGGTGCAGTACGTCCGAACAATTTAAGAGTTCTCTCGGTATTGAGGCACAGATTGAAGATATGCGGAGGTTTGCGCATCGTAACGGACTTGAGATCGTAGATATTCGCAGAGAGGTTGTGAGCGGTAAGCACGACTTAGACCGCAGGCCAGTGCTGAAACAAGCTTTTGAAGACGCTGCAAAGATTAAAGGTTGCTCTGTACTAACGTCGAAAATCGATAGGTTATCGAGGTCGCAACTTTTCATCAATAAGTTAGTAGCTACTAATGTGAATTTCATCACCGCTGAAACAGGACTTGACTGCTCCCCGTTGGAAATTTCTCTACGCGCCGCATTTGCAGAGGAGGAAAGAAGGAAGATCGGTGATAGGACGAAAGCAGCATTTGCCGCAAAGAAGGTTCGCGGTGAGCCTATGGGCATGCACTTGGATAAGGTTGCGGAAGCTAGGGCGAAAGCAATCGAGCACAGTGTGATGGTAAACAAGAAAGAAGCTGACGCTTTCGCCGAGTTCATGCGAGAGAAAATCACAGACTTCGTAGACCTGAACCTCTCACTGACGCAAATGGCGGCTAGGTTGAATAAATATAAAACCCCCACACAACGCGGAGGTAAGTGGTACCCCACTACAGTCAAGAACCTAATTGATCGTCTGCAACTAATTTGACAGAATGTTGTTTCCGTAGTATAATACTCTCATAACCAATAATGAGAGGTGATTATGGCAAACAAACAAAAATTTAGTGTCGAAGAGGCTATCCAGCTTCGTAGGCAAGGACACTCGCACCAAAGTATCGCGGATATGATGGGGTGCAGTGTCCATTGGTGTTTGAAGAACCTGAAAGGTGTGGAGAAGGGTGCAGGCGTAGAAAACGATGCTACGAAGCGCATGGCTATCGCTATTCTTGAAGAAGCTCTTGAGAAAGTGAGGGCACTGTGACTGATATTTATGTAGGATATCTAGCGACGAGCAACAACTTCGGCAGGTACAAAATCGGGAAGATGGATGGTGATCATGCCTGGATAGTCTTTGAAGATACAGGTAACGTAGAGCACCCTTCAATCAAGACAATCATAGCAAATGGAGTTGTAGATTACAAAAGTCCGAAGTACTCCCTAAAGTTGAATGGTCTATACAACACGAATAACTACGGGCAAGTTAAAGTAATAAAGATCACAAACTCCAAAGAGGTTACTGTCGAATTTGTAAACACAGGTAATCGTGTTGTTGTTCAAAAGAGTGCAATCCTTGCAGGTTATATAACTGATAAACTTGCTATAGCCATGCAGGAGCAGAAAAATTCTGAACTGCGTGCAGAAGAAAAACGTATTATAGCTGAGACAAGACGGGCAGAGAAAGCTGCCATTGAGGAATCTAATAGGCTTGTGAAAGAGGCAGCAAAGGCGGAACGAGAAGCAGCTAGAGCCGCAATCAAGTCTGTGCAAAGAACTCTTGATTCAAAAGGTGAGGTGTTCATCGGAACAGTTCACAAAGACTTGCTTGACATGGAATTTAAGGTTGTTGACAGAGTAGATGGAACAAGTCAATGGGTTGTCAAGTATCTTGAATCTGGAAACGAATACAACTATTCAGAAAATTTAATTAGAAAGAAATCCGTGGGTGATAAGAAACGGGAGGACTACTTCGTTCTTAAAGCAAAGTATGATAAAGCTAGAGCAGCAAAGTGGTATCAAGAGAATCGAGAACATGCAATTAAGCGCGCGTGTGAATATCAAAAGTTAAATTTAGATAGGGCAAGAGTTAACAATCAGAACCGTCGTGCTCGGCGCAATGGAGCAGAAGGAAATCATACTCTTGAGGAAACAAACAGATTATTAGATGAACAAGGACATAAATGTAATTGTTGCGGCATCGCCTTGACAGCATCCAATAAACATCTCGATCATATCTACCCTCTGGCTCTTGGCGGTACTAACTACATCTGGAATCTTCAATGGTTGTGTCAGTTTTGCAATAATAGTAAATCCGCCACTCACCCTGATGAATGGGAAATCTATAGTAAATCAGAGCAATTCCAGAGTGTCTTGAAGGCTCATGGACAGCAGCTTCAATAGACATATTGTGCTTCGTATGTAGGCGACTTTGCAAGAGAATTTTCTAAAATTTTAAAATTTGAAGTCGCCTATCAGTCACACACTCCCATCTACTTGTTGTAAATATATCAACAATATCTCTTTTGACCGATTTTAATTTTTCGGTAGGTTTCTTAATAGGTCAACCCTTCCCTCTTAAATCGAGACACCCTTGTCTCCGTGGTCTAACAGTGCCCGCTGGAGGGTCGCTGGGCGGGGTCTACTACCAGAAATATGGCGAAACAGGGGCTCTAAAAAGCCATTGTTCAAGAGTCGTTTATAAGATGCCCTCTTTTCGGGCCGATTAGGGTACACCGGAAGTCACAATTCAGGCGCACCGATCACGTCTCTCTAGACCAGTCCCCATCCCCACGTCGCACAATAGCCCTCCCAGGCGCTACACAGACCCTCTGCGCCACGTTCTAGCCACCTCTGTTGCGCACCATAGGCGCGCGGTAGCCTCGTCCCATCTCGCCACAACCCACCCTCTGTAGCCGCTGTCCTGCTGCTGACAGATGACATCTCACGCCCCTAGCACGTCGATCTGTGCATGGCTGCTGCAACGAATGAACATTTGAATACTTGTTCACATGTTGAATAAATGTTATGTCAGGCTACCTGATAGGCCTCATTGATGACCAAGGGTCAGAGAATTTGGCTCGTGAACGAGTTTTTGTTAGGCACAGGAGACATTAACAATAGCCTGTGGATAACAATGTGGATAACTTGGGGGATAAGTAGGCTGCTGTAAGAGCCTTGCTGTGGATAACTTTATAGCGTCTCACAAAAGAAAAAGCCCTCCGAAGAGGGCCATTCTGTGCTGCTTTCTAGTCTTACTTTGCCAGTTCATCCAACACCGACTGCTTGATCGACTCTGCTGCACGCTTCTTGTTGTGGTCTACCACGTACGCTTTACCTACCAGCTTCCACACACCGTCAATCATAGCTTCCTTACGGATGATGTTGCCTTTGGATTCCACTGCACGAACTTTGGTACCTTCGTTGTAGGTGATTTCATAGGCCATTTCGCCGTTGGTGGAGTACTTAGCAACGTTGGTGATGGTGACGGTCATGTTAGGCTCCTAGTGTGTGGGTTTTGTGCTGCTGATGTGTTTATAATAGCACAGCCACTAAGAAACACAAGCCCAATAAGCACATTATTTAGAGCCTTCCCTCTAATCCCTACACCAACCCGTTCTCCACACAACACGCTTTCCATGCATCTTCTTGTGTTTCAAACAATCCGTCACATTGCTTACGATCAGCACTTATCCACAACCATTTTCTAATGTTTGTAGGAGTTCTTTGATACATGATGTCAAACCCAGCTTCCCGAGCAATGGTTTCATAAGATGAAACAGTTGCTTCATAGCTCTTAACAGCATGTGCCGGAGCCTTCTCGTACCAGTCAATTACGTCTCTATCGCATTGAGCGCAACAGATGTTTGATTCTCCGTGTTTGCAAGTCATAATCACTCCTCCTTAACAAGCCCCTCAACACACCCCTTAAGCCTCTCCCAAGCATCCGTCTCGCATTTCTTCATAGCACTAGACACATGCCCTGTATTCTCGAAAGCCACTTCATTGATAGCATGCCATGAAGCGTAGCTGTTAGCAAGCAAGAGGATTTCTTTAGATTGTTCTTTTGTTAGCATTATTATTCCTTCAGCCAAGAACGAATGATTTTACACAACTTTGACCACTCCCCCGGTGTAATGTCGCCCTCTTCAAAATGATAGTCAATCTCAGCTAAAGCTGCCTCGAAGTAAAGCTTAGGAGTTGTCTTAAACTCCATGTTGGCATACTTCTTTTCTAGTTTTTGTGCTTTACTCTCAACAGCACAACCATCATACACAGACTTTGCTTTAGCTTCTACTGTAACAGCTTCCAATTCTCCTACTTTAAATCCTTTGCTAATGTCATTGTGTTTCATCATTCCACCTTAGTAAGCCAATAGTTAGTCAAGTCTTCCCTGTACGTATTCCCATCGTCGCACAAGAAGATGCGCTCATAGCTCCGCCTATAATACCCTGTAAGCTTGCAATTATTCATCTTGATTGTTCGCTCTAAAGCCTCTTTCTGTGCATCCTTGACACGTTCCTCTGTCTGCACTCCTTTAAAGCACATGATGACAAAAGCTACCAGAAGTGCTACACCAATTCCTGAGAAAACAACTGCAAGGGCCGCAGTAGCAACATCACCCTTAGACTCTTCTGCCATATCAATACCTCAATCTAATCACTGGCTCAGCGTCATCAATATAATCGTAGTTACTTTTCTCGATGCAACTCACGCTCATATCCCCTAGCTTGCTGTCATCCAACACAACAGCAATGTCAGGCATTTCTAATAGCTTCTTTGCAAGTTCATGTGATGTCATGATCATTCCCTCTCTTCCGGCAACAAACAGAAATGTGTAGGCATGAATGGATGAGGCCAACGAATGAACTCTTCAGGCCGCATGTATTCGTCTACTTCGTTCACCCAAACACAATAAGGATCGGTTGTGTACGTATAGTTTGGATTGAAAGGATAAGGAACATTCATTGCTATAACAACAAACACAGTCGGAGACTGGCAGGATGACTTGTCAGACTGCATTTCCCGTCCCTTGACATGCTCATGCAATTTATCAATAGTGAGCCACATGACTATTCCTCCGCCAACACAAACCGATCTCGTTCATATTGCCAAAGTCTACCGTTGGCACGCTTTACCCAAATCCAATCAGACAGAGGGAATCGTTCCAAAACAACAATCTCATCTAATTGCAAGTTACCATCGCAGGGCTCGCCATCATCGTCTACCACTCTAACAGCCTTGAGCTTATCGCCAATTTTCCACATGACTATTGCTCCTTCCCAAACACCATATAAAGTTTACCCTTCCCATCTTGCCACACAGTTGCATTCCCTTTCGATCCTACCGTGTCATCATGGAATACAAGCTTAAGCCCGTCTCTGGACACAAGCTGTGTGTATTCGTAGCTATCCTTATAAATGTTCATCCTAGCAACAAGCTTCTTTACAATGTCCTTCTTAACTCCCACTTTACCATTGCCATGCCCCACTTTGCAACCAACATCTTGTATCGGCTGTCCCTCATAACGTTGCATGTCGATGCAATACATCATCTTAAGCTGTAAGCCGTCCATGGGATGAGCCTGTGCATAAGATTGACTAGCCCACACACAGCCGGACATAAGAACGATGCACAAGAGGCAAAGAGAGAGGATGCGCATGATTATGTCTTCCTTACGTCAGCCAGGGTTATGCCCCGTTGTTTGCATAGTTGTTAATTTGTGCTTTAGCCTCTGCCCAATTCGTAGCATCCACAACACACTTGTTAAAGCCTTTTATGTTGACATAGCCAATAATGCCAGGATTACCACGAGTGGGCACAATCAATGTAATTTTCATAATCTCGGCTGCAAGCATTACATATTGTTTGTCGGTCATGTCAGTACTCCGAAAGTTAGAGAGGAGCCTAGGCAACGCCTAGTATTTCTTAAAGAACACAAGATAAATAAGCCACACAACAATTGTAGCACAGGCTGCTATGCCTAGCACAAGGAGAATTGATTCGATTGTCATGTTAGCCTTTCTTGTGTTGCTTGTTGCTCAAGTCTTCTTGCAGACAAGAAATCATGTAGTCAATCCATTGCAGCCTGTATTTCTTAACACTTTCCTTATCTTGAGCAAGGCTTTTTCTATTCTCTTCTAACCACTCATCAAAGTAGGCGCACTTACCAAGTTGTCTGGATATATACGAGGACAACTTGTCAACAGCACAACTTCTTTCATAACTCCAACCTAAATCCCATTTGACCGCATCAAGAGCAAAGCAAATAAAACTAGCTCGGCCCTGCTCGATAATAGTTTTTGCACACGCCAACACTTCAATCTTTGCCTCAAGCATCTTAACACTGTCTTTCTTAGCCATGATTATTTCTCCTGAACAACCACACTAACAACCCTATATTCATCCTTACATTCGTTGTACACGCTGCTAGTTCTCCAAGCTTCGCAATTTTCAAAGGCTCTATCAAACGTATGATAAATCTCAAGCTGACCCTTTGTACTGCACAAAAGCCAGCTGTTTGTGTAGCTGTCATACCATTGAACTGCATACATATTATTTCCCCTTTCTCATCTTATCCTCACAATGTTTCCACCCCTCTTGCCAATCTGTGTAGCAGAATGTCCCTTTAAGATATGGACAGTCTTTCAGACTAGCATAGCCATACAGACGTGCATTGTATCCTACATTGTATGCGAGTGACATAATAGGCTCCTAGAATTGTTATGCAACTCTCAGAACAAGTCAATATGGAACACAACTTTAACAACTACCCTACCGTATGCCAGAGAACAAACCATTAAAGCAATTGCCATCGGGTCTGCAAGGAAAGTTTTGATCTTAGTCATGTTAGGCTCCGTGGGGTTTGTTGATTCGATGTAGTACAGTGTACACAAGCCAGATAAGCACGTCAACAAGAATCTGTAAGAATTTTAGTGTATGTTGTAAATAAGTCATAATCTTGCTTCTTTTCTTGTATCTTTAGTTGTTTATTGTTTGTGTGCTAGGTGTTAGTGGTTGTTTGTGCCACCTAACCGCGTTAGCTAGGTTAGTTATGCTCTTTATCTCTTAAAGTTATGTTGACACAAAGCATGTCTCAGTGTACTATACAAGAGTAACCAATCACTGAGGAACTTTTATGAAGCGTAAGAATTTTAACTACCGTACCGCAACTGTAGCACAGATTGTGGATCAGTTCAACAAGTCTAGTCCTCAAGCCATCTATGCTGTTCGGAAGACTTGGGAAGATGACGAGGAGATGTCGGCCAAGGTCGAGACAGCTTACCGTGAGTACAAGATTGCTAAGTTGTTTGATGAGTGAATTTGGAATGCTTTTATATAAGACACTTTTTGCCAAACCTGTGGATAACTCATGACTAAACGCAAGCCTAGCAAGTTCATTCGTACAGTGATGCGCCTAGAAGACGGACAGTACGTGACAGCACGCATACACAAAGAGACAGGGGAGATTAAGCCGTTCACGTACAGGACCAAGCCTAAGCCACCTGTGCCGACGTTTAAAGAGACTCCTACGGGCCTTCCACCGTTTTGGGTAGGCATGCCTATAGCTGGTGAAGGGCAGGGGCGTACAGGCACAATTGAGTCGTCTAAAGCCATTGAGAACCCATTCTTTGGGATGCTCGATCCCTACGACGTTTACGAGATTCGTAACGGTGGGGTAGGCCGCATGGTTAGTGCAGATGACGAACTAGACGAAGATGGGCTTGACGATGCAATCGCCACACTTGCAGACAACATGCCGTTCCTTGATAACTATTTCTTCGGTATTGCCAATCTTGGGGAAAGCAACCCACTGAGCAAGAATGTTATGTTTCACCTGTTGCGATCCTTGCCAGAAATTAGCAGCAACACAATCTATCAGGCTACAAGCTACAGCCCGAACTATTGCCAAAGGTTGGCGACAGCTTTGCGCGTGTTTATTAAACTTACTACATGAAAGAATACTACAATGATTAGATCGCTAGGACGTAATGGATTGTACTGTTGCGAAGAGTTGGATGATGTTTTGTTGACCAAACTACGGAGTGAAGATTGCCCCGTAGTGTATTTCTTCTACGGTAAGGCCGATACTCTGCTGTACATCGGCAAGACAGATAATTTCCAGTCACGCTGGCAACAACACAATCGTTCTGAAAAGAGTATGGAAGATGTAGAGAGGGTTGCACTGCACTTGTTTGACAGTACACCCGAGATGGTATTCTACGAGGCACAACAGATTATCCTGCAACGGCCAGCATGGAATAAACGAGGAGTTGATGACATACCGTCTAAGTTTGATATAACCCCTCTTGCTACTGTGTGGTTTGATCGGCAGTTGAGATACGATGAACACGAGCTAGACGGTATATTAGAATCAATGTCTGTCTATTACTCTGATGAATGGTTTGCAAGGCATACGGATGAAGAAATAGAAGAGGAATTCTACAAGATTGTCAGATTAAAAAGAGGATTTGAGAAAAGGGAACGTTCTTTGGTGTTCCCTCCTTTAGATAATCTTGGGTTGCCGCAGATTTAATCACCCCTCGTCCTATCCTCCGGCTCAATCTCTTGCCAAAACCCCGTATTGCTAACAGGATCATCTACCCGCATATCCCACACCTCGCACCCATCATACCCAAAATCTAGGCACACGTGATGTTTCTTGCAAAGGGCTCTAAGCTCTGCAATAAAGTTGTCGTATTTGGTTGTCATTTGTCCTCCATTTGCCAATTAGTTGCCTCAAAAGAACACAAGATTGCATCAGGATATTCTTTTTCAATCTTGTCATACCATATTTTAGCCGACTTCTTAACCATGAAAAATTTAGCATTAGAGATAGCCCGAACAATGCACGGAGTTTCGTAATCGTGCTCTCCTAAGTATCTATCTCCGTCAATCTCATAGTAGTACAATCGCAATTCCATATCCCTCCCCATTCCGGCCTCGCCCTCTGCGCTGCCCATGTGATGTATAGTAGAACACAAAAAGGAAAGCTTGTCAAGCGCCATATCATTCTTATTTCCGTTACGCGTCACACAAAACAAAAAGGCCACACTCCCCATTGCTGGAAAGCATGGCCCTGTGCCGCACGTTAGGCAAAGTGTTAGAAAGTGAGAAACACACATACGGCACATGGATATGGTAGACGATGCGTGAGGGGATGTCAAGCGTGCTCGTCAAACTCTTCCCACCACTCTTTAGCAGACAAGAAACCAGAAATCCACAGATCGAAATTTTCATAGCCGTCTGAGTAAGGGTTGTTGTCGATTTCCCCGCCAGTTGCACCGGCAATAAATCCCAGCAGAAATGCTTTCTTCATTTGTTATCCTCCTTAAACACAATCTCCTCACTCTTCCGCATCCCCTTCAAGCTAAGCGCTCGATACGTCCTATAATATTTCTTCCACAC